CTCTCCGTTGAGCCATTTCCTTAATTGGACCTGCAGGAAGATCTGTTAAATCATCTAAAGCACCTAAAGCTTTAGTTGGAACGTTCTGAAAACCTGCGCCTCTAAACTGTGGAGGAAGTAATTGTCCTAACGCATCAGTTGCATCATCTGCCAACTGCATATACGTTTTTGGATTCGTAATTGTATCCAATGCAGATGCTGGTGCAAGCCGAGGTTGCGGAATAACACGTCGTCCGGTCTTAACCAGTTGATTTAAAAGACGTCCTGCTAATGCCATTATCGATACGAGCGATGGAGAACAAGATTACTGCCAACTGTTGTGTCAGCTGGGCCAGGCAATGCTTGGATAAATTCAGCGCCAGATCGTTCGTATCGATACCGTGCTTGCATTTCATCNTTNTAGTTNGGAACATATANNATTTGTGCAAGACGATTTGTCTCATACAAATAAACATCATTCCAAAGGCGTAAAGCATCACGTACATTGCTTGAGCGAATCGTACGATCAACGTCACCTAAGATGCCTTCAACCCTGGTGCTAGGAGGAGTAAAATCAGGGTCTAACGATGCCAATTGTGTTTTCTTTTCCGCTGCATCACAACGGTCAATTTGATACACAATCTTGTCATGAAACAATGAATCTGGAACAGAGTTCAATGATTCTTCTAGACGTGCATAATCACCAGCCAGGAACACTAGTTACGTAGTACCCCAAATGATACCTGATTCTACTTTTATTGAAGGTAGATAACTGCACTGCACATCAGGCTTATCAGTATATTCTAAACTGTGTCAATTAAACACGAATTAAATCAGCGGCAAATACTGAGTCCCAGTCAACACGTTTAATTTGTCTTAATTGTTCCAGGTTGTGAAAACGTTCTCCTGATAACGAAGTTTGTAAATCTTTAATGTCTTTTGCCGTCTTCATGCCAATGCCTTTAATATGATCTGAAATCATACGAGGCGTAGCAGCATTAATATTTAAACGTGTATCTGTTAGGAAAGGTTCGNGGCTCTTCACCTGACGCTGCNTCTTTAACCTGAAGAGTCTTTACCTTTTTAGTTGCTTGATCGTCTTTTTCGATCTCTGTGTAATAAACAGTAAAAATGCGACCGTCCTGGTCTTCGACCATGAACCAATCGCCATTATCCCATTCGGTAACAACTTTAACGCGTGTACCTGTTTTTTTATGCTGATATAGCATCGGGGCCAGTATTAATCACTGACCCCATATTACCCTAATTATCAATAACCAGGGTAGTTAGATGCAATCTTATAAGGAATGTACTGCTCGATATCGTCGTACTCCATAGCCACGTCAGGCTGAATGTAGCACAGCTCAACCAGAATATAACCGGTGTTGCCTGCAGACTTATCAGAGTCAGAAATTGCCCAGCCACCGTTAGTAGCGGTAGCGTTGGTAGCAGTTTTAGAGTAGACCCGATAAGTAGTATCAGCAGTCAGTTCTTTGTACTGAACACCAGAGGTAAGAGGAGACAGGCCATAACCAGCAGAACCAGCAGCAATGCTGTTAGAAGCAGCGGTTAAGTTTGCAGCATCAACTTGACCGGAATGAGTAGTTGGTGCGGTTGCAGAGCCAGGGCCAAAACCGATAACTTGAGTAGAACCTGAAGTTAACAGCTCAGATGCAATACGACCATCACCCCAACCAGATGCAACTGAAATAGTTGCGCGATAAAGGTAGGCAGGAAGAGTAGCGCTTGCATCAATGGTCATGCCGGTGATGTTTGTGCGCGTGTCATCATTCTTGTAAGGAGAAGGAATAATGACATTAGCGGTAGTGGTATAGCCATCACCTGTAGAGGTGGTGACAGGAACATAGCCGCGTTGTTGGAAATAACGATAACCAGGAGTAGCCAGAACTGAAGTCGGGCCACCCTTGGAAGCGTTGTTGGTAGATCCACCAGTAGTATCAATGTTCTGATACCAGCCGTTTAGGGGCTCAGCCATGTCGGCTGGGTAGATTTTTTTAGCGGATAAATATGCCATTTAATTAAAAGGTATGGTGAACGTTGTTTTTAATCAGACCACGCCGTCGTCTGAGATGAAGCTGAAGGCATTCGTGATGAAATCTTTATTCAGAACTTCGAAGCCAGCATACAGTTGCCAGATAAGAATGATGAACCGAGAGAAGTCATCGTTGTTGTTAATTAACACCTGAGCGTTAGGACCGCCGATGCCAATACCGATTGCCTGAGGACCGAAGAAATAACCTTGTGCAACTTCTTCAGAGGCATAAGCATTGCCATCATCGAAAGAAGCATTAAGGCTCTTGGTCGGGAAGTTGGTTGACTCGAAGAACTTAACACCTTCAAATTGCACGCCAGTTGGCATCACAGGCTCACCAGCCAGGAAGTAACCCTGACCAGCTTGAGGACCCATGTAGAAGCTGGAGTTGTTAGGCATCATGGGGTTAGCCATGTACATGCCTTGACCAGGGTTGCCGCTGTAACGAGCAATCTCGCGGAAGTCCTCGTCACGACGCAAATGCATCATAAAGACGGGGTCGCAGATGCAGCGATACAGACCATCAGCAAAGGTCGGAACGTTGCGCTTGCGCAGATCCTTGACGACTTCCAAAAGGTCAGTACGGACAGAGAACTGCTGAACCTGTGCAGTGTACTCAGCGGCAGTATAAGAAATACGACCTTGAGCATCTTTGGTCTTGTCACCAGCGAAGTAGTAACCACCTTGGGTAGTGCTGGCCTTTCCTTGTGCTTCAGCTTTAGCCAATTCGTCAATAAAGACGCGGTCGCGCCAGCGGCGATAGTCGTCTAACAGAGTCAAACTACCAATTGACTGGTGGAACATGTTCAGGTTGCCCGTGTCAAGCAGCAAGCGCTGCGCGGTGATCAGGGTTTCCCGAGCAATTTTGAAAGTAGAAGGCTGGGTAGGATCAGCCGGGTCTGCAGGGCCGGTGTACTCTTTCAGCACAACAAGCACCTTCTCTTTGGTAATGTTGCGGCTGTTGGCAGTACCAATCGTCTGATCAGAGATACGCTCACGGCTATCTTTAGTGCCGGGAGATCCCCAGAACTTGTAGCGATCCAGTTGCACCGTTTGGCCAGGCTGAGAGGTGAAGTCGTGAACGACCACAGGCTCAACAGCCATTTCGCAAATATATGCGGGGTGGGGACGATAAAGTTCCGCACCTAGAATTTTTGGAAAATCGTTGTCAAGAAACATCTTCTATCCTCGCCTAAGAGTATAAAAATGGATAAGGGTCTAATTGAAAACCTAATCTAATAAGATTTTAGCAGTGACTTACTTTAAACGTAGCCTTGCATACTGTAGCGAGCACTCATGGTATTGCTAGAGCCTGGATTTTCAGGATCAATACCCATTAAATTTGCTACACCACCACCGACTTGTCCGCCGACAGCACCACCAAGGGCAATTGTTCCTGCTGAAAATGCTCCAGCGAGAGGAGGTGTTGCTTTAACTACTCGTTGAACATTTTTAAGACCACGAACTTTTTGTTCGTCAGGAATGCTCGGATCATTTGCAATTTGTTCTGCAACTACACGTCCGCCGCCTTCTGCATTAGCTTTGCTGTACATTCTTGAGCGTGCTGGAATCCTTGCACCAAACGCTGCACCTAAACCAGCGGCACCTAATGCTTCAGTTGCAATACGTTCGCCTGGTTTATCAGAGCCAACGTTGCCTAGAGCAGAAAGGCCAGCGGCAGCAGCGCCGCCAGCCACAGCAGAACCTACAGGACTATTCGCAATGCCACGAATGTATTTACCTGCAAGCATGAGATTACTCCATTACGAATAGCTTGTTAGCCATAACACGGGGATCAGCCTGGTTCACAATGCGCCAAGCTTGAGTTGGGTCATAATCCATCTGTTGCTTAAAGGCACCCCAGAAATCCTGGGGCTGTTGAGGAGCCTCAGCCTGTGGNGGAGCAGGTAAGCCAGGGACAACTTGACCTTGCTGACCAACCGGAGCAGTTGGATAACCTTTCGTTTCCAGATCGCGCTCTGATTCATACACCGGATAGGGGCCACGGGGACCAAAGAATTCCAAGGTGTAATCAGACAGAACATCGGGATTCGTCAGAATCTCGTTATATGCCAGGTTTTCTTTGTGCTCGTTAACAGAGAACTGGGCATAACCCATCAAAGTGTCAGTTGCGGTTTGGCCCCATGCCACGGCGCTGTCCAGCATCCCTTCCAGGTTTAGGGCGTACTGATTTAGAATTGCCGGAGCCTCTGTTCCGTAATTCGCCACCACCATCCGGCTTTCCGGACTCCAATCCAGCACCTGGGCCACGTCCTCCAAGGAGCTGACCGAGAAGGTTTGGGAAGAGTTGTGCGAGTATGTCTGGCTTGGTTGCGAGGTCTGCGGAGCCGATTGTCCGTAGTTCGCTGGGTAATTGACCGGAGCCTGTGACGCCCAGTTCCCCTGGGTATACGGACTCGCTACCGGAGCCTGGACCGGTGATGGTGCTGCCTGGGATGGGGAGGCCTGTTGGCCCAGAAGACCCACCACCTGGCTGAACGCCGCTTCCCATGGGTTCGCCTGTGGGGCTGCCGGTTGGGAAGGGGGGACGAATGCTGACGGGGCGGATTGGTAATTGGGGGCTGCCTGAGGTGCCACCTGGGGTGCCGCCTGGGGGTAAGCTACCCCGGCCTGGCTCACCTGAACTGGGGTTGACGGCTGCGGGGCTGCTGCCACGTAGCTGCTTGGGGCCACGGATGGTTGGCTCATCTGTGGGGTCGATTGGACGGTAGCGTCCTGCATAGCTCATCTCCTTTTGTAATGCTTCAAGAGTTCGATACAGATAGGGAGTGAGGTCCAAGCGTGGATCTGCAGCTAAAGGCAGGTCCGGAGCTTGTGGATGTGGGGTCTGCATCATTCCCGCAACCAAACCAGAGAACTTGTTATAAGCACCCTGTAATTCACCGACCATTCTGAAGGGAAAGCCTGAAAGCATTTCCGCTCTTTCCTCATCCGTTTTGGCTGGGAAAAGATACTTCAATGCTTCTATACTATCAACTCCTAGCTCTTGTAAATTGCGAACAACAATTGAATTATTTAAAATGTCTTGCGTTGATTCTTCATAAACAGGACCTAACCAACGCCAGTTAACTGTTAAGTCGCCATCAGGAATCAATCCTTTAACACCAGGGGGAACCATTTGAGCTTTAATTAAAGCCTGCATGATTTGTTTCATCTGTGTTTCAAACTGCTTCAAAGCTTGTTGATAAGCAGCTTTCTCTTCTAACGATGAATCTGTTGCTGGAGTAACTGGCTTTTCAATGCCAGCTACAGCTGCAAGCGTATCTTTGAACATCGTTTCTTCCATGAAGATAATGAGTTCTAGACATCTGCAGATTCCATGCTCATAAACTGCATTTGCTTTTTTCTTGCTGGTGGCTGCCACACGACCAAACAAACTTTTATACTCGGTAGCAGTAACACCTGCACTGATTGAGAGTTCATCTACACCACCTAATGCTGTTCGAATTTCTTCTCGAAATTGCCGTACAAATGCATTCTGATCACCAGAAATTGCATCAGGAACAATATAACCAACGCGATCATTAGGTTCAAGATTTGCAATAACACGTGGCACACGAATGCTGCCATCTACACTGCTACGTCCAATAGGATCTTGTTTAAACGTAGAAGATGATAGTGGCGACATACTAGTAAAACCAGAGTTGGCTGCAATAGATGGACGTTGTGCTGCCCGATCACCACTACTACTTTCAATCAAATCTGTTTTAGGACGAGATGATAGCAATGTTGGATTACCAAAGAACTGAAGATTTTTACGCATTGTGCGTACCAGTTCATCATGTAAACAAATTTGGCTAGCAAACTGATCAAATTCTCCATTGCCTTCCATAGAAAATCCTTTTGGATTATTAAAAATCTCTACGCAAGGAATATAACCAAGTTCATTTGGAAACTTATTACTCTTTCCAGGAATAGTAGTCGTGATATTTTCAAACGACATCTCACCATCAGAGTGAGTTTCTTCAATTTCTAAAGGTTTGATTGACAAACGAATATACTTTTTGCGTCCTGGTGTTTCTTTTGGAGCTACATTGCCACCTGTTAGTTGACCCATTTCAATGCCACCAAGACCAATGTCTGAGATAGCATTACCTGCATTTTGTTTTACTTTATAGCTATAGATAATTACAACTTCTTCTAGTTCACCATCAACGTTGTAATAACTGCGATACTCGTAGTTGCGGAAATAATAAAGACGATAATTATTTTCAGTAGGTCTAATGTAAAAAAGCCCCTTTCCATCACACAAAAAATAATCCCAAATACTATCTAAACGAATATCTAGCTTATTGTACTTAGCAACTTTTTTAATAAAGTCACCGCGTTGCTGACCAAAGTTGTCTTGAGATGGAAAAAATTCAACACCCTGTCGGATGCCAAATAATTTCATCTGTGCAATATGTGACGAAACAATGCCACTGTCTACTTGAGCATCTCCGTTCCGCTCAATGTAAGCATCAATAATTTCCTTTAGGCGATTATTGGTGTCCGACACTATTTCTTACCCTTTTGTTTATACATCCTAGCAGCCTTGCCAGCCTTCTTAGCTTTATCTGTATTAGCTACAAACTGTTTACCCTGTTTAGATGCAGCGCGTTTTTTAGCATCTGTTTTATCGCGTTCCTCTGGCGACAACTTGGCCCAAGCTTTCTTGGGTAAATATCGCTTTGTTGTACCATCTGATTGTATTGCTTTATCTGCCATTACTTTCTATCTTTAGCTTTCTTGGCTGCTGTAGCAGCTTTTTTACCTTTTTCATATTGGTCTTTTGTTTGCCAGTCTTCTTTACCCCACTTCTTAAGATCTTTTTGTTTACTAGACTGACCACCTTTATAGCCACCGCCTTTCTTTTTGTATTCACTAGCAACAAGCTGGGCTTTACGTGCAGACCACTGACCTGGCTTTCCGCCTTTACTACCATCCATCACACGCTTTTTAATTGATTCGCGTAAACCTGGCTTTGTATATTTTGAATCGTCTTGTGCCATTAGCTTACATATTTTCTATCAAAATTAGCTGGAGCCTGAGCTAATGGAAGTTGAGGACCAGTTCTACGCAAAAAAGCGTCTGACTCATAAGGATTATCTGTGCGTTTTCCTTTCTCGTAGATTTTCTTTTGTTTCATTTGATTGCGATGAGAGGCGGGATCAATAGGAGGCAGCATTTGTGCAAGCTGTTGTACGCCGCCATAGTCTTGCCCTGGATAATAAGGCATTTGTGTTGGATTTAATAGTTCACCAAAATATGGAAGTGTTTGAATGTTGCCAGGGGCACCAGGGATGTTTAATCCTCCGCTATAGCGAGGAGCACGATTAAATATATCCCTGGGTATTTCAGGCATTCGCGGATTGCCATATATATCCGTAGGATAAGCTTCT